TGGGAAGGCCTAAATAGCTGCGTATATTACGGCTGACCTTATCAGCGCTCATACCGGTCAGGACCGCAAGGTTTATCTGATTTCTAATTTGTCTCTCAACCGGCCAGGTAACGTCCCACACCCTCCTTGAGAAGGCTATGCCGCCATATGAGGTACGCACCAAGGCATCCATGGCCTGACTGTGAATGCGTGCCCACATGCTGGCGGCGTAGGCCTCTAATCTTGCATCGTGACGAACGACGTTGCCGGTGCTGCTTATAAAGCTCGACCCTATACCGGTCTTAAACCTCGGCGGCATGGCCACACCGGCCCCAATTATCGACGTCTTTAAGCCGTAATCAACCGACTTGCCCTGCGCCGTGCGAATCATGCTCCTCAATCGCGGTCTCAATGCATCCATCTTGGCCTTAATCTGGTCAAGCAGATTCCCAAGCCTCGCTGGCGGTATCTTACCCTCAACGGTATATCGGGCAATCTGGGCCGTCAGTGAATTTGATGCCTGTTCAAACAGTTCATAAATATACTTCTCCTGCTCGATGGTGTAGCTAACCCAATCCCCCCTCGCCCTCTCAAGAGCTTCGCGAATCATTTCTGCTGTTGATTTAGCCATATGGTTCGTGATTTAAGAACGTTTCAAAGTGGCCGTCGGTATACTCGGTAATACCTCTAATATCAAAGTCCCCACAGCCAATTGGAAGTGGTAATAAACTATATATCAATCCGGGAAACTTTAATTCTATACCTATATCAGAATCACTCACGTCAGGTGGTGAAAAAGTTGGTGGTGAGCAGTCCAGTACGACATATATCCAATCACATCCATCTGGAAGATAAAAATCATTCCTCGTCATTATTTTGTCCCTTATAACCGGCGTCGGATTCCTCCTCCATTTCCTTTTTAATCTGCTTTAACTCGGCCTCATAATCATAGCCAAACTTTTCACTTATCGTCTTCTTGGAGACTATATGATTTAATATTTGAAGGACGTAAGCCTCGGTCTCATCCTTTATTTGCCTGTGTATCAAAGCCGCAAAATTGGCCTCACATTCGGTACTTGATCCCCTTGGAATCCGCCTTAATTTAATACCTATTTCAATAACCTTCGTATATATCTCCTTTACCGGCTCCTTGAAGATGTCCTGCCAGGCCTCAAACATCTTAACCATTGGCGATTCCGAAACCATCGTACTTGAATAATTGGAATTACTGGAATCGGCACGAACGACGTATTCAACCAAATTCGTACCCTTGGCCACCTGCAGTTCGATAAGCCGCCCGTCCTTTCCCGTATCTTCGGCATGAACATTCAAATTTTTATATTCATAATCAACGCCCGGCGTAGACACCAATACCGAACCGGACTTTGGTACTTTTTTCTTGGCTATACTACCTGATAGCTGGCTCTTTCCCGTAACGTCGTCAAACTTCTCACCAAACGAGGTGGGGCTGATACCGGTAACCTTTATTATCATGTTGAACATGGCCCTGATCTTATTAAGTTGAATGCGGTCATCCAGCCAGCCGCCGTATTTGACGATGTATTTGGCGATCCCAACCAGGAACGACACCCCACGCTTCACGTTACTGTCTACGTTTATCTTGGTGTGTATTATATCATCGGCCTTGACCCTCTTGGCGGTGTTTGTCTTAGCATTCATTAAATAATATGCTTTAACATCTTCAACGTCGTCTTCATCCACTTCAATCCCATATGAATGTTTTCCCTGTGGGTCTTTAATCTTATCCGGTTCAACGAATCGTACCAGTGGAACGTTCCTTCTTATCTTATTTTTAAAGAACCGTAGAAAGGATTCGCCGTCCCTAAAGCATCGTCTAACCAGTTCCTTTAGTCGCATGTCGAACTTGTTAACCCTACAAAACTCACCCCACCATTCTTTTACTTTTGGGTTCTCATCAACCGGAGTCACATGAGCTTCACTGCCGATAACGAAATTAACCATAGTGTCTATGATGCCCCTGGCACCTGGGTCCGTATAATAAAGCTCAATTGCCTTGTTCTGCATGTCGGTAATGTCCTGCTCAGTATATAACCGCTTACCGGTGTCGAGGGCCGACCATTCCGACTCATCGGCATCCTTGGCAAAGGTTGGCAGGCTCTGTAAAAGGTCGGCAACCCTGTTCATATAGGCCGTATGCAGCCTGATTTCAGCCTCTTCCTGCTGTTTTTTAATTGATTTTTTGGCCATTATTTATACTCTCCTATTACTACGAATTCCGGAATTTCCTCGAAACGGATTTCACCGAGGTAATATCGCCTTGCGTCCATAAGGTGGTCGTTAAAGTCAACAGGTATGTCAAGCGGATCACCGTTGAAGTCCTCCTTCCACTTATAATCGCTTATCTCATCGATAAAATTGGTACCGTCTCCGCATATATGGGTTTTAAATCGCTTGGCCCGGTCGATCCCAATTCTTACCGAATGTGGACCCTTGCTGCATGGCCAGCAGTTGAATCCCGCCTGCTGGATTTCCGTAATTCTGTCGGGTTCGGCACAGTCGGCGACGATGATTCTCCCCCTATATTTATTCGGAATCGCCTCTTCGAGCCTCTCGATGACCTGCGCATTCGTAAGTTTGCGTTCATATAAAAGTTCCCGTTCGAAAGTTTCAAGTATACCTTTATTTTCCTTTATTCTTATTTCAACGAGTGCGGACGGCGCATTGAACCCAAAGTCAAGTCCGTAGCCGACATTTCTCCACGCCTCATAATCCCACTCATTTGCCGGAATGATGTCCCAGTTGGTATAAATCATGTTCTTGACCACCGCCCATTTACCGAGGCCGTAGATTAACCAATAGGTCTCATCTTCCTCTTTAAGGGCTTCAATCTCTGCGATGTATTCCGGATCGAGAAAGGCGTTGTCGTGGTAGGTGGTGTGTAATACGGCGGTGTTTTCAGGTGGGTTCTCTGTGATCTTTCTTAGATACTTGTTGTGGGGCTTTAATATCGGGTTGTATGAAAATATTAGCTGATTTATACCGTTCGGATTGTGACCCCTGCACCGCAGACCAAGCTGCTTGTAGTCGTCCCAAAACAGTTCGGTGGTCTCCTCCACCCAGATGTAATTAATCTTCTCAAATGACTTAAGCTTTTCGGGGTCATCAAGGGCCACAAAGTACATCTCGTTGCTGCCGATACGAATAAGTCTGTCGGTTATATTTAGATCAAATGGAATGTTGTGAGCCTTGAGTAAGTCCAGCACCAACAGCCAGGCACTCTTCATAAGGGCAGGACCGGTCTTCCTGGTCACAACTGTACGGATGTCATACTCATTAAGCATCTTCTCAACAATAAGGGATTGAGCAATCGACCAGGACTTACCCGAACCAGCGGATCCATATAGATGTAATTTCCTCTTCTTACAATCACGACAGAAATTATAAGTTTTAGGGTTAACCATCATATCGATGGTTAATTCTTCATTCTGTAATTTCGGCATCTGTTGCCTGTACTTCCTGAACGTCTATGTGGGGTAGCTGTTTCTTCTGATCCGGGTAGTTGATATTAATCTTAACGGCTGCAAGCTTGGGACCGGACAGCTTTCTAATGTCCGCCCATCCCCTGTGCTTGCCCTTATTGCACAGGAAAAAGAACAGGGAATTTTCCTTACCCGCCTCTATATTCTTCAACAACTGCTGTTCGGCGAGGTCGAGCAGTGCCTCGTTCACCTCTTCAATGGTGTCCGACATTTCAGGATATTTCTGCAGCCACCTGTTGAACGTTGCCCTCGTTACCCCCACGGCCATACACGCCGCCGAGATGTTGCCGTTGTACCTGTAAAAGAACTGGACAAATGCCTTGCGCCGCTCCTCGGAATCTACCATCATCATCTGCTGGCTCGTCAACGGCCTGCCGAGGTCTTCAGTCAGCTTTTCCTTGACCGTAGCGGAGGCCTTTTTCGGATCCCTGATTTCCTTACGCTTCCGCCTGGCCGTCCGCTCCTTGCGCCGGATTTCAACCAGCTCAGCCTTTGGGATATCCTTTGGTTTTCTACCATTTCTACCGTATCCCAAATTATGCCTCCTTCCTAAATATTCTTGGTTTCCAAATCATTATACATCAGCCAATTCCTTTTTCGGTATTTCTGACGGCTTTCGCCCGTTGCGTCCGTAACCCATCAATCAGACCTTTCACATCATCTTTGTTGCAATCCGTATAACGACAAAGTTCTTTAGGTTTTCTCTGTGTCATTCTCTTTGCACGTATGCAACTTTCTGAATCCATTTCCATTCCTATCGGTATTCCTTCTCTCATTTTTTCACCTCAAATAAGTCTGACCTTCCAATCTAAACCAATATTCCTCAATTGATCGGTCTCCGACCGTTGTCTTTCGGTATTTTTCGATGTAAATTGAAAAATCATCGTCTAAAATTACACTGGTTACTTGTTTGCCGTCCATGTAAAAGATTTCTATATCACCAACTTTATTACAAACAAAGTGATGCCATTTACCGGATGGCTTATCATTAAGGATCATACCGGTCTTACCAAAAACCTTGCTGGCTTTAAATAAACCTACCAAGCAAGTACCACCAATACACCCTTGAATGCCAGCATCTTTTAATTTTCTTAAAAATTCTCTTCGTTTCATTTTTCTGACCTTCCGGTTAGTATCATTTACTTGAAAACTTTTTGTTCAAAAGCAAATCGCCTCCAAGCCCGGCTTCGCCCCCCGACCCCTTAAGCGGGGTTTCCATTCGGCCCTACCCCCGAATGGTGAGGAAGGCGGGCCGCCGCCTCATAATTAGTACGTAGGGAAGCCCCTGCGCATTTGTTGGAAATCCAGTAAATGAGATATCTCCAGGATTTACCGGGAGGGTATTCCCGGTGCATCCTGGTTTGTGACCCTCCGGACATTCCCGGCGGCCAAATGCGCATAGTTCCCGGTAAAGGCCGGTCCCTACCTCCTCCAGCAAAAAGGAGTAATATATCTGCAAAACAAAAAGAATGGGTATATCTGAAAAAGACACACTCCGGGTTGGCGGTGCGGCAGGGGCGGGTGTCCCCGCTTTGTCCCGCGCCCGGTGACGTCACGTCCCCAGTGACGTCGCGTCCCCGGTGACGTCACGTCCCCGCGCCGTCCCTCAGCGCGGGACGCGCGGGGGACACGCAGGCCGAGCGCGGGACACGACGGCCCGCCGCCCGCCCGCGCAGCGCAGCCGCCCGCCGCGCCCCCCGCCCCGGGCGCCCGCCGCCGCGCGGGGCCGCCCCGCCGCCGCCCGCCGCGCGGCCCGGCCCGCCGCCGCGCCGGGGCCGCGCCCGCCCGCCGGGGCCGCGTCGCCCGGACGCAACGCCGGGGGCCGGCCGCGTCGCCCGGACGCAACGCACCGGG